AGTCAAATCTCTGCTATACAATTGAACCAATCCAATACTACCACTGAAATATGTGCCAGCAGTACATGCATCACGTCCTAGATTGAATTCGTTATCATTTAATCCATTTCCAGTGCCCGTACTCGTACTTCCGACCAAATCACCGTTTAAATAAAATGTAACATATGTCGTTGTAGCAGAACTAGGAGATCCAGCGTCAGATACCCAACATGCATTATACCATTTATCAGCTTCGATTGTTGCACTAATTCCAGCATAAGAATATGCGTACACCAAGTTATTGTATTGATGTAATGAAAATTCCGGAGAACAATTGTCACTGAAAATCATTTTGTTGGTATTTGCAGTGTTTACACTAGACGGTTTAAACCACAAATTAACACTTGTACGTGATCGTCCAGCACCAGATCCATCTGGATTGAATCCATTAATTGCAGCACCTGAATTGATATTTATATAATCATTTACACCATCAAAAGCAAGTGATCCTCCATTGTAATAATCAAAACGTGGCATGTTTGCTGTAGTACCGTTGCCCAACGGAGAATCATTTGTTGTAATTAAATCGTGCCAGTTTCTATCTGCATTTAACAATCCCCATTTCAAACCCAAGTACGTATGAATCAACTTCAACTCTTTTAAAGTAAGTGCACGTGTGTAAATCAGTATTTCATGAATTGCACCATTCAACGCCCAATCATTTCCTGCATAATTTCCTATCAGTAACGCTTGTCCTGCTGATTGTAATAATCCTGTTTGTGACGCAGTACCGGTACTAGTGCCTGTCACATATGTTGATTGGGTTGATATACTACTTTGATACTGCGTCGAAACAATTGACAAACTGCCCAATGTGGCCGAAAATGCTTGATCGACTCTGGAAGCAGAACCGTTGATCGTCATCCATCTTCCAGTTGTAGAGTTTATTCTAGCAACATACCATGAACCACCCGTTCCACCTGCGTGTTTTGCCACAAAGATACTATTGTCAGCTGTGGTGTATCCTACGCAAATAACGGTGATTTCGGGTATACCTTCCAAAGAACTCATTGATCCACATGATAAACTTTGTGTCGATGATCTAACAAATAGTGCTGCATTTCTGGAATTGTATAATCCTCTTGTAGGGGTAGCATTAGCTCCATTGGCACCTGCGTGATTGTTATTTCCACTTTTATCTCTCCACTGACTAATCACGGATCCGGTAGTAAATGTAAATGTAGTAGAGTCCGACGCATCCAACCACAATGTTAAATCCTGTTTAACAGGCAATGTAGTTGATGGAAATGACTTATTTTGTGATGCATCTAAACACATCACCAAATTATCTGTCACAATTTTTGGACTATACTGTAAAGCCATATACTAATAATTATACAGGAAATTTGTTTCTTGATAACTGATAATTTGCACGTATTTCCGCCGAAGTTAATGCTCTGTTATAAACATAACAAGACGCAATATCCCCCGACCAAATATCTCCATTTGCTTTATTGGCTCCCACTTTTAATGTAGGACTTCCACTTGTTGGGTAAAAATTACCTGTTGGCAAACTTGTGGTGGATGTATATAATGTACCGTTTATATACATATCAATAGATGCTGGGCTGACCGCTATTGCAAAATGTCTCCAACTTCCATCTATGATATTTGGTCCGTACAAAGATACTGCGGTAGTGGATGTACCATATATCATAAATCTAAACGAGTTACCCGGAGCCAACCCGCTACGTTGACGTGATATATTCCATCCGTTTCCGTTGGTTCCATACACATCAGAGTTTCTTGATACTATTGTATCGTGGGTATCATCATTTGTAGATGTTCTAAAAACACCCATCACAGTAAAAGAATTTGTATCAAGTAATGATGTATATGGTACTTCAGAATAATCATCTACACCATCAAATTTGAAATATCCATTTGGATAATATTGAACGCTATTGTTTAACGTTCCATTTAATGAACCAGTTCCGACATTATACCAAGTTGTCACATTTGACATCGAACTAAAATTACTAGCTCCAGTATCCGCATTAACAAACTCAACTTTAGGATTTCTAAAGTAAATTGTGCCACTATCTGCCAACCTTGATGGACCACAATATCCGGGGTACAAAAACATTGCTTGAGTACCAGATCCACCAGTTGGACCGGCTGTCATTACAGCTCGTTGCCACACATCTTGATAGTTATTCAAGACAGATGAATTTGAACTTAATGCACTTCCCCCGTAATTTTCATATACGAGAATAACACCCTGAGAGGGATAGTTTGTAGCTCCGGTTACTAAATAATCAACGCTAAACGTAGCATATACACCGGATGGTATTGGAGCAGTATTACCGTGATAATGACATCCATTTGACCCCAAAACATAACTATAAACAACATCTCTTGGTTTTATAGTATATCCACCAACAGTTGTTCCAGCAGCAACTCTTTGAAACGTTCCGTTTCCGTTAATAGAAAAAGTAACATTTTCAGTTGTTTGACCGGTTCCATACGAAATGAATCTATTTGATGAATAACTTCTGTTTGAAGCAGCATCAAGTGCAACTACCAAACCGGATCTAACAAGTGGTAAACCTGAATTAATCGTACTCATATATTGTAAGTTTTACGAGTTGCGTTGAAATTTTGTAATATCTCAGCAGCAGTCAATGCTCTGTTATAAGCCTTTGCTATTGATACTATCGAATTACTAGCGTAATCTGTTGACGCTGCTCCAATATAATATGGAGTAGTAGACGCATATTGTCTCAATTGTTTTGTTAAAGATTGACTGGTAGATAAAGATCCATTTATGTATAGTCTCGCAACAGAGTTTTCAACATCATTTACAAACACTCCGTGATACCATGTATTTAAACTTAATGTAACGGACATACCGGTTGCCGTTACATCATTATACCACGTCGTTGTATCGATAATATTTGGATTTGCTACTCTGTGAGAAAGTCCACTGTGGTATCCTTGTCTTCCAAAAAAATATCCACTATACAATCCCGGTGGAGTTCCTAATAATTTAAACCAACATTCATATGTGTGACTATTATTACTTAAATTATCCAACACAGAATTTGCAACCGGCGTTGTCAATACACCTTGTGCGTTGGCATTAAAATAAAATCCACCACTATCAAATGCAACAGCGGAGCTATTGAGATTCACTTGATAACCGTTTCCGCTCAAATCAACTAAACCACCACCACCTGCTATTGTATTTGCCGACCTAGTTCCTTTTGTACCTGTTGACGCAATATATGGTGTTCTATATGATTTGTTTTCTACTTGAGGACCAAATAAATAATACGTATCATAATTTGGTTGGTCATTTATAAATTGAAAACCACGTTCTGTATTAGTTATACTTGTAAACGTAGTAGAATATCTCACCCACGAAGTTGTTAGTGTCACATACTCTAGCATAAAAACTTGCAGTATATGTCTGTCCAGATACAAGAAATACTGTTCCTGCCCACAATAATCCCATTGCAACTGCTCCCACACCATAACACGAATTATCACCATTACGAATAACTTTTAATGCGTTGTATCCACCAAATGGATCCAAAACATCAGTAGTATTATATGTGATATTGGTCGCCGATCCACAATATCCTGCCCAGTCAGACGCAAATGTACTTGTATATGTTAATAAATTAGTGGTAGCTTCACCTCTGAAACTTTTAACAAATTCCCGATTATAGTAAAGTTGGAGATTGTTGGTTACGACTTTTAAGTTACCTTGTTGTATAGCCATATTAGACCTTTACTTCTGATTCAAGTTTATCAATATCTTGTCTTTCAGCAGTAAAGTCCCAATAAAAGTCAAAGGTCTTGTCACCGTCAAACATTTGTTTGTCATATGCAACTACAAAGTAATTTTCACTAACATTTACCTCGTTTACATACAAAACTCTACTGTGTCTGATATTTGTCAACTGAATGTTGATATCATTATGACGAACCAATTTATAAATATACTCTGGCAATACCACCTTAGCATATCCTTTAACAGCAGTTGATTTTCCAGTCAATCGTATACCATGATACGGACTTTCCAAACTACCATAAATCAGTTTGTATCCCTCTTTGGTAGGATGATCAATTTTGAAACTCTTGCTGTTAGCAGCAAACGTTCCATTAACTTCCAAATTGTACGTTGGTGACACAGTATTGACACCAACCAAACCAGTCACAGTTACAGCAACTCTCGTAGATCCGCTTGTCTCAATGTGTAAACTGTGCGTATCGTTTGTTCCAATTACCGCCGTAGAACCAAAACTATTGCCACCCTGCACAAACGCATTTCCACTTGGTGACACATAACTTGCAGTCGTAGCAGTACCAATCAAATTGCCATACACACCCGATTGTACATTCAAACTGCCACTCAATCCATAATGGCCCGTCAACGTTCTGCTATTGTTCCACTGTGTACCAATTCCATAAACCAACAAATCACCCGTGCTCAAACCTGTCAACGCAACATCACTCAATCCCGCCAATGTATTGGACACAGGAGTGGTTCCGCTTGCACCAGTTCCACCCACACTTCTAAAAAGACCGCCCTGAATTATTGTTGCTGCAGCAGGATCTGTTAATGATACACCACTACCACCTTGTACCGCAATATATCCAATAAAAATTGCATTTAATGCAGTGTTTGGTGCCTCAACGAATTCTTCATGAAATTGTGCATCAGTTGCATCAACCAAACTGTTATACTTTTTATTGCCGTAATAAACAATAAAAGCATTGGTAGGACTATTTGGTACCCAGAAAACTCTTTGTAATGAATAATGACCACCTCCAACTGTATCCAATAATCCTGTAGCAGTATTATAATATTTTGTATTATCAATTGCAGTATATCCAGCGCCACCAACGCCTGTATCAATGATGGCTGTAGAGCCACTAATATGATATCTATAAATTTTACTGGTATTTGCTGCTCCTTCTACAACCGTACTAGGATGATTTGGATTAAGTACATAGTTTGCACCTTCTCTATATGATCTACCCTCAGACTTTTTAATGCTTAATGTATAATGCTTAATGTAGGATTGCTTCCACTAACTTGTAATGTATGTCCACTGATTTTAAGAGGACCAAACGCTCTAAAAAAGTCATCAGATTTTTGTTGACCACCATAACTGATCTGAGGAGCGTTAAATACACCGCTACTAACACTGCCGCTCAAATGCAAAACAACACCCAACGTGATTTTACTATCCCATTCGTTAATATCATTTTGTCCCACGGAACAGTTTGTTGGACGATTGTACCAGCTGCATCAACGCCGACATATGTAATTTTTGCACTACTACCACTGTAATAAATTGGTAAAGTTTGAGCTGACCAACTGACTTTGTTCGTAGTAGGATAGGGTGCGCTACCCGTACTAGCGTTCATCGTAACAATCAATCCTTCACCCTCTGTAACGCCAAATGTTGTGGATCCGGGGGTTGATGATAACACACCTCCGTGCAACAAGCCTGTGGATAAAGTACCTTCCAACCAACGAAGACGAACTGTATTTAAATAATTTCCACTGTTTTGCGTGAAGTACAAATCGTTGGTACTTCCACTAACATACATGTATGAACTAGTGAAATTGTTTGGAATATTTGCGACAACAGGATTTAATTGCAAATAACCATCTATGACTTGAGTTCCAACAATTGTTAAAAGTGATGCGGATATATTGGATGCACTAATATTGTTGAAATAACCATTGCCATCAGAATCAATACGAGTACTTCCGCTTTGAATTAAACCACCATAAATTTCAACGTCTTTTGATCCACTATAAATGTTCAACAAATATCCACCACCAGCTGCATAATCGTAGATCGCAAAATCACGGGCAGTTGACGCATTTAGTCCAATCAATGCCGTAGTACCATTATTAGCAGAAGCGTCTGTAAAATACAATCTGCTACCGATTGCAGCATCACCTGAACTATCTCTCTGAATTAGACTGCCAGAATCATCATTTTGAGAATACGCTAAAGTACGAATTATGGAACTTTCGTCAAAGCTAAGAACAGTGTTGGGAACGTCAGCGACTCTAACTTCATTGAAATGCGTATCGCTTGAATTTCTCTGAGTCAGTATCAGATCATATTGATCATATGGACTTGGCATACCTAATAAATATCAACTTAATATAATTACATCCGATATAAACTAAAACGCCCAAGATTTACATCTCGGGCGTCTTTTATACATTATTTACCATTCAATTAGAAAATGGCCAACGGTGTACGTTTCCACTTACCATTTGTATAAATGTAAGCAAAATCGTTGTCATATCTAATCGATCCACCAATACCACTATCATTTGTCGTACTTGGTGCAGTACCTCCAATTTGAAGATTCGTAATACTTGCACTGTAAGCACTCAATATTCCACTGAGGTATGCATTGCTACCACTGAAAGTGCCCAATGTTGTCAATCCATCAACACTCAATGTACCAGTAACATCCACGTTACTTGCACTAACATTATTCAATGTGGAAAGATTGGTTACCGTAATATTAGTGAATGTTGATGTACCAATTACCAAATTAGCAAAACTACCGGTTTGTGCCGAAATACTACTTCCGGACACTTGACCCAATGTAGTCAATCCAACAACATTTAATGTTCCACCAATACTTGTATTACCATTAGATGCGGTTACTACAAATTGACCACTGTTGTAATAGAGTAAATATCCATTTTCAACCAACAACGCGTTTTCAAGAGTATCACCAGTTTGAGCACGTGGCAAATATCCATAGGTCAAGTTGTTTTCAGAACCCAATGATCCCGTAGGACCACCCATCACTTTGTTGGATACAAGTGGATTATTAGCATCAGTCAAGAACCAATAATCACCCAGACTATCCCACAACAAAGAAGCAGTTGCTTGATTCAAACTTCCACTGTCAACCACATCCAATCCACCATAACGTTGACCCGGAGTCAATACGTTCAAACGAATACGATTGTCACCAATATCAACAACGCTCGAACTGATATAGGTCATCGCACCTTGAACCGTCAAGTTGCCCGGAATAACAACACCACTACCACTAAATTGAACATTGTTAACAAATACTGACGAATTTCCAGTTGTAGAAACTGTCAAATTACCACCACTGGTGGATGTCAAATTTGGATTTGCACCAGCAAGTGTCAAGTTGTCGCTCAAATTAGTAGCAGACGCACTAAGAGCTTGCAACGTAGACAATCCACTAGCAGTCAACGTGGTAAAACTACCAGCTGCTGCAATGTTTTGTCCAATTGGTGCTGCATCAATTGAACCTGATGCAACTACGTTTCCGGTTGCATCTGTTTGGATAATCAATCGTGAACCCGACAACAACTTTTCTTCAAAGGTTGTATTTGCCGCATCACGTTGACTTAAAATGATTGAATATGAATTGAGCGTTGCCATATACTATGAATCTATGTATAAATAGACTGATATTTTATAAAACTGTATCAAATTTCGAAATTGCCAAGTGGTTGACGTAACCATCTACCATTTACATAAATGTAATGGAAATTATCGTCATATGCCATCCAACCTTCTTGACCATAATCATTGGGTGAAGTTGGTGGTGTATGCCAAATATTACTGGTTCCAGTTGATGTGTTGTCTGACGGAGCAAGACCAGCATACGACTGAAATACTGCTTCTGTTTCTTGTGCAGTCAAATCTTGATCCCAACTACTAATTGTTGGTGTTTCGAGAATCGTACCATCTTCCACCATCGGATTAACATAGTGATATGGAATTGGTTTCTTGTAAGAGTTGGCTCTAATATCCTTCTCCACTTCGGCCATTTGTTTAGCAGAAACAATTTCGTTTGTAACCACAATTCTACGTTGAGTAAGAGTTTTAGTTGTGGTAAGTTTCTTGTTCTCAAACGAATCAGGCAATAGATATGCTTGAACAGTCATGTTGAACGTTGTTCTGACCATTCTGTCTTTGCCCGAATTCACTTCGGTGGTGTTGGTATAATCGGTTATGTAAACTCTGAACTTGAACCGTTTTGGATCGCCCCAATATTCTTCAGCTGCAAAGTTGATCTTTTCAATCAACGTGTTCATTTGTTCCACATACTCAGTCCACATCATAAACTCATATGTCAATGTTACGTGGTCAGGCATTGTGACATTCAAAATCTGTGCAACAGGAGCACTAGCACTAGTCAACAAAGAAAATCTGTCATACTTGTTTTTTTCATCAAACTTCTTCACAACCTGAATGTCCAAATGACGATTCAAAGTTGTTAAGTTTGGATTCTTAGCAACAGTGTTTCTCTTAAACATGATAGCAGGCAATTGAAGTTTACCTTGATTATCACGTATTCCACCATCAGTTTGAATAGATTTCCAACGTTCTGGACTGCCATAAAACAATGGTACTTTTACATTTTCACCATTGTCTTCCACAGTCAAATTGATGACTTTATCCATATATTCAAATATGGCGCTATCAATATCAAGCAACGTGATCGTAAAGTTCTTGAACGAGTCTTGATCTCTACGAATTTGCGTTGCACGATTGATGGTAGCTTTAACTTCAGCAACATTGTTGTCTTTGTTTCTGTAGTTTGGAGCTGGATTATCCGAATTTCCTTTCCATGCCATACGTTATACCTGTCTCTCAAAAATGTTTAGTTTACTCAATCTGCTATAGTGAGTATTGCAAATAAAACTGTGACTCTTGGTATCTTGTCCACCCAAGATGGAGCACTTTCTCCATACATGTTGACCTTAGTCTCAGATGCGGCAATCTTAAAAACAGTCACCAACGTTTCAATAATATCTCCCATCAATTCTGCATTAATGGAATTAATAAAATTGATGTCACGAGCGCTAAAATATCTTCCTCTTAGTGATGCCATAATATCATCCAATATAAATCATGAGTGGAACTTTTTTCAAAATCTCAGTACTCTTTTCAGCTTTCATTGCTTGTTCTTCAATCAACTTTGAAGGCAATGACGCTTCCAACATGTCACGTAGTTGTGTCATGAGTGCTTCTTTTTCAGTATTTGCTTCACTACGTAGTTCGGCACCATCCAAAGTAACTTCACCACCCGGAATCGGAATGGTACTATACTTTTGACGAATAGCACCCAACATTTCTTTACACAATGCCAAGTAATACTTACGTATCCATTGTCTACCCGGAGAATTAATTTTTCTATATACCACATCTTCATATGGTACATTACTAAAGTCAGAAATTTGATCGGGTATGCTACCAGATGGTGTATTAGACGAACCAGTGTAATATAGATTTGCATTTCTATCATTTTCCAACGCATACTCAAAATATACTTTGTAGTTGCTAGTAGGAATAGGAAACAACTTCAGTTTGTTGTTCACAATTTCAAAACTATAACTGCTCTTACGAACCATATCATTGAATTCAATTGCTTGACCACGAAGCAAATCTTCAAAGATCGGTGTCATCAAAAATTGAACGGCAGGACTATATCCAGCAAAACCCATTTCATTCAACACGTTACTGTATGACATACCAGTCATGCTAAATGGATCATATATACGAGCAAATGCTGGAGGACCATTATGGAAAATACGTTTCACTTCGATACGATTTCCAGATCCAGATGCTTGTTCATACAATGACTGCAAATCGTATGTTTGTTGACCGGTAATTACGTCAATACTACCTTTCTTCCAATCAACATTACCACCCACACCAACTTCACTACCATATCCCTTTGACAACTTAATCACATATGGCAATGGATCACCCGTCATAGAACGTCCATTTACCACGGTTGATGTGGATTGTCCAATCAATGACAACAAATTGTTACGAATATTGAACTGATTGATTTGTGAACCATACTCAGTCACAGCTTCTTCAAATGCTGCATAAAAGTTCACGTCGATCATTTCGATGTCTTCGATGGGATAACCCAAACGGATCGCTGCCCAGACCGCACTGCTACTGCAATCGGCCACAAAACGAGCGTCCGTGTCGTAAAATCCAAATGGTGTTCGTCCCGGTACAGCACTACCACTACCAGGCCATCTTACCCTATCTTGATCCAAATTTGCACTCATTAAGATATAAATATCATATGAGTTTAGTTATCTTCACTATTAATTGACCATTGCCTTTAATCACTCTATGATATGTTTCTTTGGGTATAAATAATGTATTTTCAAGATACACTGGGAGTTCATTATCCATCTGAAACTCCCATCCGTGGTTCTCTATAACCTCAACTATACGATCTTCTCGGTCTTTATGCCACTCTAATTCATGATCATCAACGTCTTCTAAAAATGTACGAAGGTATTGATTGTTACCCAAAACCGACTCTTTATATGGTCTCGACATAATTGTTATACTCACTCGGATCACTGCTTAATCTATTGATAACTATGTCGTTTCTATTAAATTCAACATCTGGTATTTTCTTCCATGAATATCCACCACCCGTTTCATAAACATTATAAGGTATATCGATTTCATACACACCTTCCTTAAACTGACCAACAATATAAACATGTTGTTCATAATTGCTGCACACACTTTGAACATTCTCAATCTTATGTCTATACAAAACACCGATTAAATCGTCAGCTATCAAGTGACATATACCACCACTACCCAATTCAGTATCTTGACCGTTCTGATCTTGTTTCCAATCGTCATATTGTTTTTGAGCAACCTTAACCATGTCGTCCTTAACAATATCTGTAATGTCTTTAACACTATTCAATGAAGACGTATCAAATTCATCTTCATTTTCATCCAATTTTCCAAGGTCGTTAAACTTATCTTCATCAATCTTAGTCTTGACATCCAATATTAACTCATTGAGAGTCTTATAATCAGTAAAATACACAGAAGAAGTTTTATGATCTGGAATCAATGTATTTAAAGTATTTCCCTCACGATCTTGCAATACCATACTACAACGAAACCGCATCAACTCATTTGGAGTATTTAAATCTTTAGGTTCTAAACTAACAGATGGCATACTCATCAAATAATCATCGTCTGCCATCGTAAATTTATTCGATAATTCTCTTTCTGGTACTTTATCAAACTCATTGACGATGTTGACAAAATACAGTTTATCATTGGTTTCAATATGAAATCTTGCACGTAAAGAACTATTGTGTATTGATACCCGTTTTGGCATCTTATATTTGACCTGATCTTTTATGAAATCAGCAACATCAAACAAATCCACCTCATATTCTGGAAACGTTCGGGTAAGTTGGTTCAAACAAATACTGCCAAATTTCTCAGCAGTCATGTATCCTTGACCATCTGTGATTTCACGAATTAGATCTTTCAACTTAATCATAAATTGATATAGTACTTTCCTTGTGGACCGCTATATTTGAATCGGGTAATAGGAATAACAATATTCAATCCGTCTTTGGTATGCGGAAACATTCCTTTCTTAACATACGCAAGTGTCATATGAGGATGATAATCTGGATAACTATCTTCATTTGGCAATCGATCACATCTGTTTCTCAACTCCATCAATTGTTGATTGTTCTTATCAACATCAAACTTAACCACATCATAATTCTCATTGTTAAACTGACTCAATGCTTTCAAAATGATATTAAATGGCTTTACACCCTTCAATACGGTAGCAACATCTCTACGTTGTAAATCAGGTAAAAATCCATATTTCAATGTTACATGCGGTTCTTCATCATAACCATATGTTGGATCATTTGGATCAGTGTACAATATCTCTGGAGGTATTGCAGTCTTACCAATACGAACAATGTGAGGACCATAAGTTGGTTCCACCATTGCCATTAAACATCCTTTTTCTACGTGTCTATTCATATATTACCAGTATCTTCCTTTGCTCTTGGTTCCCAAACTCTTGATTCTGTGACTTCTGCAACTCCAATATCCTGCTGTTGTACGATCTTTTTTCTGTGCACATTTGTGACGTGCTCTAAAACTCTTTCTACGGGCTTTGCTACTAGCACGAATTCTCATTTTTGGATCGCCAAAACCGACTTTCTTGATGTTTCCATTCTTTCCTCTAACATACACAGCAAACTTCTTGGCACCACCGGGCGTTCTAAATGGTCGATTCAAATGAACAGTACGACCACGGTGCTTAACTTCATGTAAATGATCTTCTTCTTCCTCAAGTGGAGCATCAAGATAAACTTCACGTCCTTCATACATACCCACTTGACAAAGATCACTTTCAATCATCTCTAGGTCGTCGTCATTGATTTCAATCAAATCT